TGTTCGACAAATAAAGCGCGCGTGCTACCAAAGATGTCGCCCAAGTTATCAATACCTGTGCTTGAGCGCGCGCCTTCGATGTTAGATCGAAGGGCACTCGCTGCAGCGTTTGCTGAACTGGTAACACCAGCGCCGCCCTGCGCGAGTGCAACCAAACGTGCGCGACTTGCTTCATCAGCGCTGGTCAAATCAGCCAGTGCAGATTGTGACAGGCGTTCACCTTTTAACAGGCCGCGCTGGAATTCTTCACCAAGTTGTGTGCCAGAATCCGCCGCAGCACTGCCGCCGGTTAAGCCGCCACGTGCGAGCGAGAATTTCAGGTTGCGGTCAGCGATAGTTTTCTGCCTACCCGCTTCCGCACCAAACTGTTCACGCAACGCTGCAACAAAATCGTCCAGTTGCCCGGATCGCCCAGCGAACGCTTTATCAATAGCCGCAGTGGACTCAGATACTTGACGCTTGCGCGATTCTTCTGCTGCCGCTGCTGCTTTTGAAGCATCTCCTGCACCACCACACATATTAGATTTCCTCTGCCCCTAAAGTCTTGACATAGAGTACCGCAGTCTCGCCGTTCACACCATAGCCTTTCAGGGTCGATTCGTACTCAAGTCCAATTCTCGGATACCACGCGCGTGCGCGATCCCGACTCGCTAAGCACATGGTTTCCAAACGAATATGTTGGTTGCCTTGTGCTACATTCTTGACAGCCCGGCGACAGTGCAGCGTAACTTCAACGCCGTAATCTGCCCAAGCCTTGTTGCTGGCCAGCATGAAGCTGCGCCAGATCGTTACACCGATTTTGCTAAAGCCCGCAACTACCAACGGTTCTTTCGTCTCTTTATCGTAACAAGTCCAGCGATAGCCAGGCGTTGTCATTATTTGCACTGCCATATCTTGTGCGTCAAATGGCTGGCCGCTGAATGCTTCAATCTGTTCAACCTCATCGTCTGGTAAGTCGTGGCAAACTTGTATCACATCGATCAATGACGTTTCTCTGATTTCTGTTTTTCTCATGACGTTTTCCTAAAGTCTTGCAAGTGAAGTGCCGACGTACTCCACTCCCACGCTTCATTGCCCGCAAATACCAACCGCAGTTGCATACTTGGAGCCGACACAGGTAGTGGAATGATGTCGCCCGGAACGGTGTCACCGGCTATTGTATACGGCGTTGTGAACTGGCTGGCATCTTTTTGGTTGTAAGCAATTGACACGCTATACGTGCCATCGGCAACGATGTCGAAACCGATTAAACTTTTTGTAACTCCGAGCGCGCCGAAGTCGAGATACGGCCACCAAACGTGCCCCTCAAAAGTTACGTTGCTGCCACCAGAATCATCGATCAGCGTGTCATCATCGACAAGCCAAACTTTGTCGCCGGATCGCAGGTACAGCGCGCCGTCTTGAAGTGTCCAGTCATCAATCGCAGACGGAAAAACGTAACGGCTCCACGACATATCGGCTTTGCCGCCGTTCATCGTCAGCACAAATGCTTCTTCACCAAAGAACAACCAGTATTGACCGGCGCCGGGAAAGAACAGCCCGTTAGGAATCTCGCCGCCTTTAATCGCCGCGAGTACCAGCGGATCGATTTGCTTGCCGAAAAATCCAGCTTGCAAGTTGGTCGACGCACCGGCAATGCCCATGCTGCGAATTCCTTCATCAGTCAAAAACACAAGGTCATTGCTGACAGGCGCGAGTGATTTATAAAAGCGAGTGCCAATAGGTATTGCGTCCAGAATTGCAAAGTTGTTTGGGTCTTCATCAACTTGCCACATCTGAAACGCTTTAGCGTTGAACGCCACAAGATTGCTACGATAAATTCCTAACGCAGACACGTCTTCTGACCCGTAAGTGTTCAGACCGAAAGGGATAAACCCAGCGTCATCATTGGTTGTCCAATCGAGTGGATTGACCGTTGCGCTGAATGCAATTATGTCGGCGTCGGCTGCGAAAATTTTGCTCGCAAGAATCGCAACCTCTTTGGTGTTTGGACAGTTTTCGTCTTCGACGTGCAGTGTTGATGCTTCCCACAAAACAGTGTTGTCAACGACAGTGCCGTCAATCGCTGCCGGAAACGTCGGTTCAACCGAAGACGATTGCAAAATTGGTACGGCTTTCCAGATAACACTGTTGCCTTCTTCAGCAGTCCAAATACACTCGAAGTCAGTAACGGTGGTGCTAACGACAGTCGGCCACACTGGTTCATTGACGCCTGAATGCGACGAGAATGTTTGTGTGTTGCGATAGATCAAACCAGTCAGCACGGCTTGCGTGAAGTGGTTCCAACCGAATGCGTCGAAAACAGTTGCAACAGTGGCGCCTACTCCACCAAGTACGGACGCTCGCACTGACACAGTAACAGCGCCGCCGGGTGCTATGCCTTCAACTTCAAGCGTGCGCCAAACTGTATCAGGACCAAGTGCAGTGTCACCGTTCGACGTTGTTATCTCACTGCCACCGCTATTGTACCAGACAAGTTTAATGCTGCACTGAGTTTGATCGTCACCAATCATAACTTTGCACGACGCTTTGACAACTTGGCCATCGCCTACGGCGGCGCGCACAGAGTTGGTTGCATCGTCAATATCCAAGCCAGAAGTCGGCGTAAATATCAGACCGTTGCTGCCTTCGTAAGCTGCAGCCGCACCAATTGTAAAATGCCCGCCGACTTTTACCCAGTCGACATCGCCTGATTCAAAACCAGCGTTGGTGATAACGGTCTGTGTGACCGGCTGCACTTGAGTCGGCTGAACGACATCGCCTTCAGCGTATTCTGTACCGGGTTGCCAAAATGGAACAGTCATTTCCTGCCGTACCTTTTCTTCTTAATGCCAGGCACACGATTGTCACGTGGCGGGTCTGGTGGTTTCGGAATGTCTTGTTCTGGCGTGCCGTCTTGTGTGTCTACAAACAGCTGTGCTGCTGTCGCATCATCCCACGCCGGTTCAATGAACCCGGACAGCGGGGCAGTTCCGAACACTGCTGTGCATTCGAAAAAGAAACCGTTTTCAGTTGTTGGTTCGACTTTGTCGCCAACCGCACGGGGCACACTTGGTGTCCAAAGCGGGTTCGCGTCGCCAATACGCTTTGCTGAATAGACAAAACCGTCGGGCGATGTCGGAATCACCTTGTCGGTTTCTTTATGAATTTCGTTTGCTTTCCAGTCTTCGCCGGTGCGCAACCAGAAGTGAAAAATTTCGTCAGCGTCGAATTCGGCAACGACGTAAAGCAAACCCATGAATGGTTCAGCGAAGTGAACTTTGGAAAGCGCGTTGCCTGTCGGCGCGTTCAAGATATTCAAGTTATAGCCAGCCGGAATGCCACCAATGACGGACGATGCAAATACTTGCAGTAAGCCTTCAAATGAAAACAGGCCGAACGTGCCGGACGGCAACGTGGTATCGAGTAGCGTACCCGGACGCACCTTGACGGTACGCTCAGTTGTAACGAAGCCGTTTAGAAGTTCAAAAAGCGAGTCTTTCAGTGCGGCGCCTTTCGTGCGCAGCCGGTTCAAGCCGCCTTTGATAGTTGTGAGATTTTCCTGTCTCATCTTAAACTATCGGTAGCAATATCGGCTGCGGCAATGGCGCCTTAATTACAGTGCCAGGCACAAAGCGCGCGCCCGCGTGCGTACCAGCCGTCAGCAGCCCCAAGTAAGTTGTTGCCTGTGTGAAGTAGACTTGCGCATCAGCCTGCTGGTAGTGCGCTTTCGCATTCCCAAGCGCCAGCAAGAAAATTAACTCATCGTCGATCGAAACGATGTCGCTGTCACTGGCGAGCACAAAGTTAAGCGGTCGACCTTTGACTTGGAGTTTGTACGCAGCATTTGGTGCCGGGAATACTTCAAGTGCTTGCCGAATTTCGTAACGACGAGGCAAACCATTTTCGGCTGCTCTTGTATAAAGCAGTGGGTCAATGCCTTCAGTCAGCGGGTAGAAAGTTCCGTTCAGGTCTTCAACACCAACCCATGAAATTTTCTTTGGGTCGAGAATGAAGTCCGGCGCTGTTACGCCTTCATCATCGCCCGATACCGTGTAAAAATTCTGATCTATAACCATCGTCCACGTGTAAAAACGCTCAGTGACTAACTCAGGAAATCGCATCGCCAATTGACGCTGGGCACTTTCCAAAAACTCATCAATCAATGCGGACATGCCAGGCGGCGGGTTTGCAGTCTGCGCACCAAATCCGAGTCGTTGTAGTACTCGCACGCGCAAAGTCGCTAGTGTTGCTGTGTAATTGCCGACTGTTACTGCTGGATTTAATGTTGCCACAATTTTCCCTTCTTAAAAAAGGGCCGGTAGGCGTACCCGGCCCAAGCTAGTCACACCACGTCACTTGCGGAGAAACTTTAGATCAACGCAGCAATGTCAGCGTCAACGTCGCTTGCTACTGCGGCGACAGAATCAGGAGAAATTGCCTTTTGTACATCTTCATCAACCACCAAATCAGTGTTGACTGGTGCAGCTTCGGCGCCGTTTGCTTCGACAACAGCCGAAGCGACATCAACACCATTGCTTGGTACTTCGGTGTTGGCGGCGGCAGCGATTGCCTGCGCTTGTGCTTCTTCAATGATTGACTGGCCACCATCGCTGGCTGCTTTTTCATCGTCAAGTTTGCGCTGATCCGGCGTGCGGTAGCTGTCTGGTGTTTCGCCTTCGTTAGTTAGCGAGTTGCGAATCTCAATGCGCAGCGCTGTAGTGCCCGGCCCGTAGTTGCCATAAATGGCAGCAACCGCTGGAATGTCTTCGTTCTTTGGTCC